TTATTTCACTAACTGGTAATACCTAGCGTAGGTAAGCCGTGTGTGCGGATTACGGCTGATGATGTCGAGCCGTACCTGCTTGCAGCCAAAGCGAAAGAAGAGAAAACGTTTGGGGACACGGTGAACGATGATGTCGAGCGTGTCGGTAGATGTTATCGTACCGCTGAAGGTGCTGTCGGAGATGCTGCCTGTGAGTGATGTCCAAGGGTCGTGCCAAGTGAATTGAGCGTTGAGAATTGAAAGTTGAGACTTGTGCGTAGTGTCGGGCATGGTGATAAGGGGTGCAGTGATAGCAACGGTTGTGGCGGTGGCAACGGTGGCAGCCTCGGCGATGCGTGAGGGTTTGATACCTACCTTACGCGCTTGCTTTGTCAAGGTGTCACCACTTGCCTTAAACTCTGATGTACGTAACATAAGCGCAGGTGTGGAAGCGTGGCTTTTGCCGTCGGTGGTTTCTTTTATATCCGTGCTGTTATGGAGCAGAATGGTTTGGTTCTGCTTGATGCGGTCGCGGTCGGCTGCTGTGTCGAGGTATAGGCAGACGAAGAAGATGAGCGTAGCAAGGAGGACAAAGAACGCTCCACAGATAGCATAAATAATTGTAAATCGTTTTTCCATTGTCTCTTTTATTGACACATTTTACGAACAGAGGCTATCAAGGAGAGCATCTGCCGAAGATAGTCGGGAGAGGTGGCATACTTGCTTCCCTTATTATCACAGATGCGACGAGCGAACTCCTCGGCATTGTGGCGATAGGACCACGCATCGGCAAAGCCTGGCTTCTGCAATAGTCGTGAATGCTCGGCAAGACAGTCGGCAAGGGAGTCGAAGTCCTTAAAGAGACGATAGACGGTGTAATACCAGCGGTTTCCACATTTGCACTTGCATACTGACACGACACGCTCGGGAGCGACGAAGGTGCGGTTGGGGGTGTTGAAGTACTCGTGTGTCTTGATCAGAACGGTCTTGCCCGTCCATCGGCTGCCCTTAGTGATGCCGAAGAGGTTGTACTTGCCTACACGGGCTTTGCCCCAGCCACTCTCAAGAATAGCCTGGGCGGTAACGAACTCGGGGGCGATGTCGGTGGCTTTCTGAGCTGCCACATAGATGTTGCGTGCGAACTCACGCTGTGCTGCTGTAGCCATAATCAGTCTTTTTTGATGTATTCGCCCTTATCATTGAAGTCTTTCAGACGGCGGACGAATGAGGTTGGAAATATGGGATAGATAGCTTGGATGTTCTCGACGCACGAGAAACACTCACGCACCATCATAAACACGCAAAGATAGGTTCCTATCCACTGGGTAGCACCGACCACGCTGCCATTCACCTTGAAATTGGCAAGTACGTTGGAGAGGATGAGTAGAAGAATGTAGATGGCAATCTTCTTACTGAACTTACCAAAGAATGCCTCGCTGGAGGCATCTTTGTGGAGAAAGTGCTTCCACACGCTAAGAATAGTGTCGATGATGATAGCGACTCCTATCCATTTGGCAAACTCCCAGTCCTGATAGAGATACTGCGAGAAGTCGGCTACTATGGTGAGTGGCAGAGAAACGATAGATATCATTGGTAGCTTTGTCATTGTTATCCAGCTTTAATTGTGATACAAAATTACATTACTGCATCCGCTTGGCAAAGGACCGACTGAGGTGGTGGGTGCCGAGCGCATCGGGGCTGATGCAGGAGAGCATAAGCGTCCATCCTACGGAGGAGAGTTCCGTGGCGACAAAGGGAATTATCTCCGCCTTATCGAGTTCGCCACGTGAGAGCCACTCGATATTGCCCTGCTCCGCATCGGCAAGCATCCAGGCGTGAACCCTTGAGAGCAGACGAAGTGTAGCGTTAGAGGCAAGCATATATTCGGCAGCGTCGGCACGGTTGGTCATCTTATTGGCTACGGTGATGGCTATGCGCTGGGTAATCTGATAGGAGTTGCGACCGTCGGCAAGCATATTCAGTTCCCCGTACTCAACGAAGAGGAATGAACCTGCCAGCTTATCGATGCGCTGCTTCAGTTCGTCAAACGACTGACCGTAGACATAGTTGGCAATCTCGGGGATGCGCGACATATCGGGAAGATTATCGAGAGCTTCAGTAAGCTCGTTATAACCAGGGAAGTCGCTCGACCCATTAGTGAGGATAGCACGGATACCCTCCTTGGAGGGGTACTGTGCGAAATAGAGAAACTGGTCTTTAATCATAATATCTTGTCGATTACGGAAATGGGCAAACCCACCTCCTCACTGATTTTCAACTTATCCCACCCAAAGCCCTTCATATCGTGGACGGCATCGTTGGTCTTCTTGCGTAGCACCTTCAGATAGGTAAGCACGTTCATCTGCTCTATCTGGCGAGCATCGCCAAGCCCCTCTTTGGAAAGGTCGTAGAGCGCATCGGAGGCATCGGTAGTGATGGGATGTTTGGTTTTTTTAACGAACTTCGACAAAAGAGAGAATGAAGTCTTACTAAAGAGATAGTTGTTAAATGCCTGAAAATTAAACGATATAGCCGTAAGTAATTCGAGCGGTAGTTTAGCGAACTCTTTAGCCTTTTCGTGGGCAAGCTCGGAATGGTACTCCTTTTCAGGATAGTAGAGAATGGCAGCGAGGAGCGGAAGCGACTCGTCGCCTTGCTCGATGAGTTCCTGTGCCTCGATATACTGAAGGGCTGTGAGCGAGCAGGTGAGCATTCCGTAGTCTGTCACAATCTTGTAGCCTTGATAACGATGCTCGCCAATTCGGACGGCAGGGATGAGCTGCGCACAGAAGCACAGGTCCACCAGATACTGATAGTCGAGCCGGCGCAGTACACGAGCAAGGGGAATATGCAGACGGTATGGATCGATGCGACGGCATAACTGGTAAGTTTCGTCGTCCACGCCGTCCAACACAGCGTTGTTGTCGGGATAGTTGATTTGAAACATAAACGTGAGCTGCTCGGAGATTGCAACGAGATTGGCAATCTGCTCCTCGGAACGGAACTTATGCTTATCCCAACCCATAATGTCGCACAGCCAGTTGATGCGCACCTCTCCAGCAGAGAGTTTACCAGCAGCCATACGAAGCAAGTCGGTCACAAGGTGAACATACTGGCGGTCGGTCATACCGTCCCAACGGTTCGGGATGCGATGTATTTCCCCTTTGTAGACGAGTTCTATATCCTTTGTCATGGCAGCATAATGATTTTGTCATCAGGACGGTTATACGCTGAATTAGAGCAAAAATCTACCGATGCTTCCGTTGAGAGTAAAGTATCGGCATTGGAGATGAGTTCCTCGGCTTCGAGATCGAGACGGTCGGCGAGGTCGAGGGCAGCATCGTGTTCGTCCTTACCCGATCGAGAGGAGTGGCTGTCGTCAAAGAGATTGCGGATGGTTGGAGGGAACTCTAAGATGTCGAACCGACGGAGCGACTTGGCTACGGTCTTTTTAACCAGTGCAAGGGTCAATATCGGCTCTATTCGCTCACGATTGTCATTAGTGAGGCGGTCGTAGTATGCCGACAGTCGCTCATCGAGGGTCTCCTTCTGAAGGGGAAGAATGCGGAAGAAAAAGAAGTAAGACAAGTCTATTGGATAGATAGAGTCGAATTCATCCGCAGTTCTGATTTTGCAGCTATCAATAATCTTGTAGTATCGGGATTTTCGCCATAAGGCAGCAGGAGAACCGCTGTCCCCACTATTGACCTCTGCCGACATAAGCTGCTGGATAATGGTATCCATCGCATTGTAGTAGTTGTCCATATAAGAACGCTTCATTCCCTCTATCTCGTACTTATAGACATCTACATGGTTCTTGCGACGGTTGATACTATCGAAGATTAGCTGCGATGCCATTGTCATATTGGCTATAGCAGAGCGCAGCGACTCTATCAGTGCATCGTTGGGATTAAAGGCGATGGCATTGAACACTTCGGCAGTGATGATGGTTTCCACACGCTTTCGGGCTGTTACGCCTGAAGAGAGGAGGTCATTTAAGTCCATATTCGTCTCGACACCGGGAGCATACTTGCTGAAGGTGCCGAAGTCCTTAAAAATATCTACTAAAACATTCTTCATGATTGTTGCTGGTTTAGTCTGTCCTTGGGTGCTACATCTTCCTGTCGCTGGGGAACTTCACGATAGAAACCTATGCGATAGCCCTGCTGCCAAAGGTGGGGGAAGTTAAGACGGAGTGCGTCGTTAAAGGGCTCGCTGCAGATTTCGTCCTCGGAGGTAAGCGACATTATATATATAAGATAGTTATAGTAAGCGTCCGAACCCGACTTGCTGATAACTCCGTCTTTACTCACCGCTGATATAGAGGCATCGAGTCCCACGCTAGAGAGCAAGGCTTCCTCGGTGCGCTTATCGTAAGCGACGAGGGCTTCTATGTATTCCTTATATTTCAGGTCGATGGTTTCTATCTTCCATTGCTGCTCATTACCTGAGCTGTCCATAAACGAGATAGAGGAATAAGCCTTTCCCTGGTTGTCAGAACCGCTTAGATAATCGCCAATCTTGCGTAGCTCCAAGCGCATATACTCTACAAGCAGCGACTCCCTATATTCCGTGCCGATACCGATACCGTTGTATTTTACCAACTCCTGCTTCTTCGATTTACGGATTTTGTTCTCCTCGCACAACTTCATCAGTTGGTTGCGCTTGCTCGATACCCACGCATTGGGGATAATGATGTGTATCTTGGCAGCGAGCGAGTTGCGCAGGAAGGAGTTAATGTAGGTAGCGGTCTTGTTGCTACCCTGGATATAGGGGCGTGCGCCTTGGTGGGTTTCGTTCACACCGTAGAACTCATCGACCGATTTCTCCCGATGGTGGGATATGGCTGCGTACTGGTAGTTGTCTACTTCTGACAAATTGAACTTAGGATATATCTTGTAGCTACTTGCACCATAGGTCCACCTGCCCACCGCTATATGGCGGAAGTCGCTGTAACTTATCATCTCGTAGGCTACATCCTGCCGTGTGGTAGCAAGACGGCAGTGCTTGTTCTCCACCGCTTCCAGCCCAGCCACAGGCTGCATCCCCAATCGCTTACCACGGGTAAAACGCCACTTCACGAAGAAGTCGCCAAAGTAGTAGAAGTTCTTGATGCAGGTCTTGGCGAAAGCCTGTGCCGATGTTTCCATCCCACGCTCACACCACGTATTGAGCCACTCGTCCCACTGAGGCAGCGCAAGGTACTCACGCTTCATCTTGCCACCCTCTATTGTCTGCATATAGGCACATGGACCATGACCGTAGAGCATCTTAATTTCCTTGCTGTATAAGCGTGGCAGCAGACGGTTCTCCTTGATCTCCGCTGTTACTTCGTCGCAGAGTGCGTTGTTCACGCCACGCATACAGACTTGGTAACCATTGACGCTGAGCCACTGGTGTTCGTGCATGACTAACTGTCTGCCCTGCGGTACGAGCAGTCCAGGTGTTCCAAACACCTGCTTGCCCTCGCCTATCTGAAAGGATAGTACGTTGCCGTCCATGATATATGTACCGGCATTGCCGTATAGTTCTATACTGTCTGTCATAACCAATTTATCTTGTGTAGTTTATATCCATCCTGTGGGAAGCCCATATACCTGATGAGTATGCGGTAGCACATCTTAGGTTCTCCATGCTCGTCCTCAAACAGAAAGTAGTTCTCCGAGTTCACTGCAAACCTATCCTGTGGTAGTTGGGTGCGGTACTTGCAATGTGGTTTCACTATGAGCTTATCCCCAGCCACGCCCTGCGACCTCGAATAAGGGAAGAAGCACAGCGTGAAGTCGCCACCAGGGAGCTTGCTAATCTCCCTTGCCCACTGCATCGCATTGATGCCGTCAATTTCAATTGCCTTCTTCATCACTTGCGAAATTACGCAATTCCCCTATGGGGGCAAAGGACGGCAAATGGTGGCTGGCATCATATTTCCGTGCTTTTGAGAGGTTGCACCTCAATATCCAAAATCAGCGGTGCGTGCTGATAAACGCCGTTTATTTATTTTTATTTTTGATATTCAGAACACAAACCGTTGATTTTCAACAAAGTAACTTTTTGACCTATGCAAATAGCCCTCATTATTGTCTATTTTTGCCAACTTTTTATGTATCTTTCGTTATATTATTGGGGCTTAAATGGCTATGTTTTCGGGTAAATCATCGGGATAACTGCTTAATTCCTTCTTGATAAGGTCGGCATAAAGACCATAAAGCAGGTAAATCATTGCACTGGGGAGCTGCGTAGTTAGCCCTGGTCGCCGTTTCAGTTTCTCCTTCTTCTCCGAGGCTTTGTCAAGCTCTATTTTGCCGTTGGTTTTCTTGAGCGGACTGATAAGGATAGCACTGCAAAGGTTAGGACACTCGTTTTCATCAATGCGTACCTTTGGGAGCAAGGAAAGTTTCTCGCCAAAGAGCAACTGGCACAGGCGGAACTGCTGCCAGTGGTAGATGGTGGGCGCACCGTCGTTGTAAAGAATAACAGAGAAGCCGTAACTCTCCAAGGCTGCCTTCATCGTGAGCGAGTCGGTGGTTATCTGTTCCAGTTCCTCACGTGTCTTGTTGCCTGCACGGTCGGGGTAGAGGTGGATAACCTTGTTCACGGCATCCGTGCCGAAGAACGAGTACACCTGCTGCGCAAGTTGCTGCTGGTCGTCGGGAATGTATGCCCAAAACTCCTTAATGATATCAAAACGGTTACCATAGTCTTTCTTCTGTCCCACGATGAGCGACTGGAAGTTGCCTGGATCGTAGCCTATGTAGAGCGGTTCTCGCTTATCGTAGTGGCGCAGGTAGCGTGCCGTGAGCAGGAACTGGTCTTTGAGGTCGAATTTCAGTATCTGGTCGTAGATATAGCTGTCCTTAAACTGATGCCGCTCGTGATCGTAGGTGGTGAAGAATTTATTGGTTACCTCCTTGTGGCGAATGGCACAGATAGCCGTGAGGAACTCATCCATATCGAGCGTATCGAGCTGGGTCTTGAAGAACTTGGGACCGAGAATGTCCTTGTTGCAGAACGAAGAGGCACGGATATAGTAGATGGCGTTACGGCGCATATCGGCAAGACGAGGCTTCCAGCGTGCCACAAAGGCATTGAGCCGCTCGTTCTCCAAGCGTATCTTCTCCATAACGACGGGGTTCTTGGTGTTTCGCAGCTCCTGCTGGAGGGTGAACTGCTTGTAGAGCGACTGGTTGATGGAGAGCGACACCGAGGCTATCTCCTCGATGAGCTGGCGGTCCATCTTGTTCTCGTATTCCTCGAACCAATCGTCCTCACCCAAATCGACACGGGCAGTATCGCTCACACCTGTAACACCTTCGTAGTATGCCGACCGTCTTATCTCTGCCGAACCACCACGGAGCGAAGGGAACAGGCGCGACTTCAGCTTCTCGCCGCTGTTGTGCTTCATCTCCTCCACGAAGGCGTGTACGGCATTACGACCTGCCACACTCTCGGGCTGGTCGGAAGACACAAGCTGCAGGTGCGCTCCGTTGCGGAAGATAACCGAGTGCTTGGCGTAGGCTATGGGGTAACGCGGACGGCGGAAGTGTGATGGCAGCTTTGCCTCGCCCACCACATAGTCGATGCCATACTCCAGCATCGCACGCTGCTTGCCGTTCACCATGACGGGGCGAGAGAACGAAGCCTGAATGTTCGGCCATACGTTCGTCATCAAGGCAACGTAGGTTTTGTGTACCAGGAACGACAGTTCGCCCGGCATATCGTTCGCCACACGGATAAGCCGTGGCACTATCACTCCCTCCGTCTTACCCGTGGCACGCGCCCACTCGGCATAGAGCATATTGGGGTCGATGATGTTCGCCAGCAGCTGCACATGGTTCATATAATAATGCTCGAAGTCGAGCGTACTCTGTTCTGTTTGTTGTAGTTCAGTCATTGGGCAGTTCCTCCACGATTTCGGCATCCTGAATGTCAGCATCACGCAGCAGACGCTTCTTCTCCTTGTTCTCGATGGGCAGGGAGTCGATGAGTGTAACATAAATTCCTTGGTTGTGCTTGGCTGCAATCTCCTTGAGGTTCTTCTTCGAGAAGCCAAGTTCCTCGAGGGTTAGTTCAGGAGAAATTAAGAAGAGAACTCCTAAATCCCTGTCTGCCTCTGCTATCTCTGAAGACCTACGACGACATTCCAAAGCAGCGTCATAGCATGACTTCATACCCTTGTAGTCGCGATTGAGGGCACAGAGTTTAGCAAGATCCTCATACTTGTTGGCAAAGTTGCTTTCCCAAACTTTAATGGGGACATTACAATCCACCTGAAAGTAGTTGATAGCCTGATAGATTCTCGCCATACAGGTGCGTTCCTCTATCTTTAGCCGTTGCTCTGCATTGATACGGAGCTTCAGCTTTTTGGCAGCTCTTGTAATGTTACGCTCATGCTCGAATATCTCCGCAGACCATTGTAGTTGCTGTAAGAATAGCTTGACATCCTGTGGAATACCCTCGCAGTCCCCATTCGTCAAGAATGCGGAGATAAGGTCAGGGTGTATGGAGTCTAATTTCTCTATTTCACTTTTCATATTCCAAAGAGTTTCATACGCAGGTCTTTCTCGGCACGCTCATTCTTGCGTTCCTCAAGTAAGGTAATGGAGTCGTTGTCTCCTTTCTCCGCTTTCTTGGCAAGCTCTGCGTCAATGTTATATTCGCCAAGCGCAAGCCCTTGTTGGTATGCCTCACAATACACATCACCGGGCATAGCTATACGATACAGCAAGGCTATACGCTTAGTTTTCCTCAGACCGAGTAGCTGGCAGATACGTTCGGGGGTATAATTTAATGCTCCGAACGTTCTGACTTGATTGATATACTCATCTGAGAGAATTTCATTCTGTGCTAATTCCGACATAGAATTATCTTTTTGGTGTCATCCTCTGATAAGACATTGCCGTCCCTCTCCAATAGAACTGGCTGTTGGGGAAACATTGCCATGTATCTTCGTACAGTGGCAGACACGTATTTAGGGTCTATTTCCATTCCGTAGCCGATGCGGTCGGTCTGTTGGCACGCCATAATAGTAGAACCTGAACCAGAGAACACATCAACAACAATATCGCCGTTCTTGGTGCTGTTGGTAATAGGATATGCCATTAGGGCAATAGGCTTCATCGTGGGATGAATTCTATTGGCTTTTGGCTTATCGAAATTCCAAATAGTTGTCTGCTTCCTGTCTGAGTTCCAAAAGTGGGCTGCGCCGGGCTTCCAACCGTATAGGCATGGTTCGTGCTGCCATTGGTAGTCCTGACGTCCCATTACAAGGGAGTCCTTGACCCAAATGCAGCATTGTGCTATCTTGAATCCAGCTTCCCGAATGGCTCTGCGGAAGTTCTCTCCTTCAGAGTCTGCGTGGAAAACATAGAAGGAACCTCCAGCTTTAACAATGGAAAACATCACGTTGAATACAGACTGCAAGAAGCGGAGAAACAAATCATTCTCCATAGAGTCGTTCTGAATGGTTAGTTTATTGTCTCCTCCACCTTCATAATTGACATTATAAGGAGGGTCTGTGAGAATCATATCGGCAACTCGACCATTCATAAGTGTAGCAATATCCTTCTTCGAGCGACAATCCCCACACATCAACCTGTTGTTACCGAGTCTGAATACATCGCCTGGGCGAGCAAAGACATCACTATCCTCTTGTGGAAGGGTATCAACGGCATCTTCTTGTATCTCTGCTGTATCATTTTCTGTGGCAAACAACTTATCTGTTCCGACAGAGAAATCGTTTTGCTTAACTTCATAGCCAAGATTGAATTTGGCAAGATCATCACCGCTAATATTATATTTTGTGAATAAAAGGGTATCGGGATTTTTCTGCGCAAACTCTGAGTTATATGCAGCAATTTCCTCTACAGCTTCTTTCTTGTTAGAAGCCTGTATTTCCTCATAGGGAATCTCGGGAATCTTGAATCCATAGGAGCGAAGTCCAAGGAGAGCCTTTCTTCTTTGGTGCGCATCGATAATCCACAGTTTGCCATCAGGATCTTTCCACACTTTGAATGAATACTTGAAGCCACGAGTAATGATGAGCATCTGTAACTTCGATAATTTGTCTGCATCAGGCTTTTTGAAATCTTCCTGAAGTTCGATAAAAGAGTCCAGCGGGGCAGTTGGAAGACCACCCAAATTAAAAACTTTTATACTATTTTCCATTGTCATTATTTATTTTGTTGTTCAAGAACCATTTTGAAAAGTCGCTCCCTTTCCTGGTGACGTTCGAGGTTCTTACGGTCGGCAGTGCGTTTATCCTTTCTGTCGCTGCGCTTGAGATAGGAGCGATAACGCTTGATATTGTCGAGGACATTCTTATGCTGACGGAGGAACTCGGCAGGGTCGGAGCGGAGCAACTTGATGAGCTGGGCAATCTCTGAGCGTCCGAAGAGTATGGGGTGCTTACAGAGAAACTTGCCAGTATCATTGAACGATTGCAGCTCGGCGAAAGCCTGATTGTTTCTGATCCTTAGCTCTGCCATATCAGCTACGGCTTGGGCTGTGGGATTCTTATCAAGCACTTCGTCGAGCTGCTTCATCTTTCGCCAGGTGTTGATGCGGTCGTTATAGATAACAGTTGCCATCTGCACGTCCGCATCGAGAAGATTAGTCCAGTCTACTTTTGGGTACTCTTCTTCTTTGGTGAGGTACTTTTTTTTTCAGTTGCTGGCTGCTCAGCTTCTTCTGCTGCTTCTGTGGTTGCTTCCTCTTTGGGTTGTTCCACTTCCTCAGCTTCAGGTGCAGGAGTTTCTTCAGGAACTGTTACCTGCTCTGCTTCCTCGGTCGTTTCTGTGGGAGTCTCCTCTTTGGGTTGTTCCACTTCCTCGGCTTCAGGTGCAGGAGTTTCGTCGGTAGGCTTCTCATCAGCAGGATTATCGTCATCCTTTGGGGTTTCGTCCTCTTGCTTCTCGCCTTCGACAACTGGCGTCTCATTCTTCTTCTCATCTTCAGGATTCTTTTCGCCATCAGGGTTAGGGTTCTCATTGCCATCAGGGATATTGTCTGTTTCTTCCTCGGCTTCCTGTGCTGCAAGGAATTCACGGCGATTGCGAACAATCTCGTCGTGTGTAACAACATCCAGCAAATCGAACAGAATGTCCTCGGCGTTCTTGCTTGGGGCAAGACCGTAGCGAATGAGATTGCTGTTGCCTGGAGACTTCTCTCTCAAGAGCGCAAGGTCGGCCTCGGCAGCCGATGGGCTTGACAACTGGCGAAAATGGTTGAGTTTCTCTTTTACACTATACATAATTAAAGGAGTTAAAGGAGTTAGAGAAGTTACCCTCTCTAACCCCTAAAGATTATACTTCGGTACGAGATACCTCGATTAAGGTCGTTGTATCAAGGATGCGGAGTGTAAGGGTGGCCCCTTCCTTCGCCGTCCATGTAGCACCATTCTCTAATACGAAGGTAGTGCCGTCGGTAACGGTAGCTGGCTTATCAGTTCCTGCGCCAACAAGGGTAATGTAGCGACCCTTATCGGTGGCAGTAAGACCTGAAACAGTGGCGATAACCGCTGCCGAGCCTGTGCCGTTGGCAATCTTATAGATGTTGGAAGATGCAGTGATGGCAATCTCGGTAGCACCAGCCGACACCTCCGTCGATGCGTTCATAGCAGGGTTGCCTGTGTAGATCAGCGGTAAGTCTACTGAAGAACGCTTGAAGGTAAAGGTGGTGTAACGGCCGTCCTTATCGTCCTTGGTCTCTGTGTTCGAGAGGATGATAGGGCGTTCCAACTCTCCGATGATATACCATTCCTTCGACTTGATGTGCTTGAAGAAGATAATAAACTTGCCACCACCATACTCCTCGATGAAGTTGTAGAGCGGAACTCGTGCGCCACCCATGATGATAACAAACTGGTTCTCGCCCGTGGTGGTGATGTCGCCCTTCTCGGTTGTTCCTGTGAATGTAGGAATGTCGTGAGCCTCGAAGTAATGCGGTATCTCTCCCTTCTTCAAAGGAATTGGTGCAACTTCACGCTGTGCGTTGGGCTGTGGGAACTCCTTGGTGCGGTCGATCTGGTCGATGGCAACGAGGTAGACAATATAGGATATGTCGCTGCCGTGGGTATCACGGTCGGACACATCGTCGATATGTCCGAGCATGGCCATAGACGCAAAAGAGAGTCCTGAACCTGCTGCTGCACCAAACGAATGGTCAATCAATGCACCCAGCAACAAAACCACTCCAAAGACTGCAAACGTAACCATGAACATATTGCGAGCCTGACGGTTGGCGTAATTAAATCCCTTCAAGGGATTGTACGCACGGTGGCGTTTTTGAATTTTATTTCTAATCATTGTTCTTTTTGTTTTGCAGGGAGCAGCCCTAAAGCTGGCTCCCTGCGTTCAACTATCATTTAACTAACAACTAAAAAATGGCCGAGGTTTATCGTCCGCCCGGAACATTAGGCTGCAACTCCTTGTTGATGGTGCGCTTGCCACCTACGCAACGCTCCAGCTCACGGAAGTTGCCATCGTTGCCGATGATAACCATAATGTAGTCGCCTACCTTCGAAGCCGTGAAGGCATCCGAGATATTGGCAAACTTACCAGACTTAGCAATTTTTGGAAGATGCTCCTTCACGCCAGCCTCGATGCAGTAGGCCACACCATTCTTGGCATTGACGATGTCGGTAATGGTATCGGCGGTGGTGGTTGCACCTGTAACCTGCCAAAAACCATCATTGCCGTCCACCTTATCCTTGATGGTTGCAGCGAAGAGGTTGATGAAAATCTGCTGCCATTCGTAGGCGTTCTTATCCATAGCATCACGGCTATCGAAGCGACGACCTGTGAATGAAGCCGAACAGCCTTCCTTCCAAGTACTCCAAGCGCGCACCTGCTCCATCTGCTCCTGCATCTTCATGGCGAGCATCTCTCCAGGAATGTACTCCAAGAACTGGAGGTTACCGGGCTGATGCAACATCATGAATGGGAGTTGGCCGAGGTAAGGCAACCAAATGATATGCGTGGTGGTGTCAGGCACTACGTTGAGCGCACCCATCGGACCCGTGAAGTCGGTATCCTTACCATAGGTAGTGCGGACATTCTTAATCCACCAGCCCTGATGGTTCTTGTTGAGGTAGATAACGTGCTGGTCGATATCCATATCCTCGGTAACGGTGCTGCGGACATCGGCAAGGAACTCCTGAACGGCAGCCAACATCGTTGCCTGTGTGTAGCTGCGGTAGTCCTCGTCCACGTGTGGCTTGATGTCGTACTGATGCACGTAGCGCAACAAGGTATAGAGGATACCTGTACCAGCGTTGAGATAAGAACCAGCCACACCAGCCTCTGGCTTCACGTAGATACCACGCATACGGCGTTTGTTCTGCTCCACCTGCGCAGTGGTGAGGGTGTTGAGCAACTGATACTCAATCATTGTCCACTTGATAGGGTCGGAGCCTTCCTTATTGAGATAGCCGATGTACTTGCGTTCCAATTCCTTCATTGGTCCCCATTCCATCTTGATCATGGCATCATCAACGTAGCCCATGTGGTTCTCGATCTTCATGCCGCCCTTGAATACTTCACCGGTCTGATAAGCCTGTGAAACCTCGTCAAAGAAGGCGTTGAAGACAAGACCTCTATCCTGATAGCCGTAGGCCACTGGGAAGTACTGGGTCATATCACGGAGCTGGAGCACACGAGCGATGAGTGCGTCCTGACGAAGAACTATGAACTGGTCGCCGACACCAGCCTTATCCACACCCTCATAGTTGGTGGCATACTTACCAGCAGCCAATGCAGGAGCGTCGAGCAACTTATTCTCCTGAAGATACTGATAACGAGCCTTGAGCGACTTGGCAAAGCCATAGGCAGCTTTGTAGAAGGCAACACCGTCTACCTGTTCGTCTACTTCAGGCAAGGCTGCGGCAGCACGAGGATTGGCGGCAATCTTATTCCAGCGATCCTGCATCGAGAACATTGGGTGTTCCACACCGAAGAGATACTTTGGCGTGTTGCCAAAACCATTGATACTAACAGGAGAAACCGTAATGGTCTGTGCAGGTTTGTCCTCTTCAGGTTTCTTCGCAAGAGCTTTGAAATCGGAACGCATACCATTGAGCGACTCAAGGATACCTTCAAGAGTGGCATTGTTTTGTGGCTGCTCACCTTCAGGAGCCTCGCCTTCATTAGACGCAGGATCCACTCCCTTGATAACAGACTGAATGGTGTTGAGCATCTGCTGGAACTCGGCAGCCTGCTTTGCGGTCTGCTTGGCTGCCTGTTCCGCAGCAAGGTCATCATTCAGAGTGGTCTGATACTTCTTCTGGTATTCAGCCACAATAGAATTGAACTCCTCTTGAGAAAGAGTCTTGTCCTCGAACTTCTTGCCGAGCTGCAAGAGGTCAAGAACGCTTTTCAACTTTTCTTTGAAATTCATAATAAACTAAAAACTAAAGAATTAAATATTGTATATGGCAGTCTTCAATTTGTTGGCGTTGGAATACTCGCTTCCCATTGTCATTGCTTCGGCCACGGCTTCAACCATAGTTTTGCTACCATCGGCAAGCCCTATCTCCACGGCCTGTGGTGTGTAGAAAGTCTCGCCACGAAGCACAGGGGCATCGTCGGGCAGCTCTGCCAGCAACTTACGCTGTCCCCTTACCTCTGCGAGGAACTGGGCATTGAGAGGGTTGAGAATATTCTGAACGAAGGCTTCATCCTTTCCGTGACGGAGGTCATCGAAAGTCTTATTCTTGAGGTCTGAATTAGTAGCCTTGGCTTCCACCTTCTTGATACCGAGTTTGGCAAAGTAATCCTCGAAGTCATAGAAACTGCACATTGTGCCGATGCAACCTACATAATCGTTCTCTGTAAGCGCATAGATACGGTCGCCATGACAACCAATATAGTATCCTGCAGAGCAGCACATCTGCTCATAGAATGTGAGGATTGGTTTTTGACAGTTGCGAAGTGTTTCGCTCAGACGGTCAAGATACCAGGCTTCTCCACCAGGGGAATTGATGTGGAGGAAGTGGCAAGAAATCTGTGGGTTGGCTTCAGCTGCGATAAGGTCAGCTTCGAGCTGCTTGGAAGAAAACCACCAATAACTCTCTGCCATCACTGTGCCGAACACACGATGATAGGCAATAGAGTTATCGGGAAGTTGCTCATCATCAAACTCGTCTGTGAGTGTTGCTGCGGACCCCTCTTCCTGTGCAAGCACCTTGATAAGTTCATGAAGAGCTATGTGGGTTTCAAACTGATACCAAGTGTGGTCTTTCAAGTAGGACTCCAACTCAGCCTTAGAAAATCCAAGAGCAGACTTAGGCCCAGCTTTATCGTCAATTTTTCCATGCAAAGGGAATACGGATAGCATGGCTTGACGGAAGCCATCTACAGTAATCCATAGAGGCTTTCCTGATACAAGCAGGTTCTGTAATTCGTTCATCAATTTATTTTTGATGCGAATTTACCATATAATAAGGTGTAGGCAAAAGACCTACAAAAGAGGGTCTGTAAGCATTTTGCACTTTATAACGAGGTTGGCAGAGGTGAGATTAGAGGATATCTGAACTCGTGCAGGAATATCGAAAGTTCCTATACTATGGGTTTTCCTGTCTGATGTCTTGATTGTAACAATGGCACTTCGTTCAACAGAGAATACCCTGCGAACCTCCTCGTCGGGGAGGTCTATCACTAAGGTCTTATTACAATTCCAATAATTACCAGCATCATTGTCAGTAAGTTGTGGTATATAGGAGAAAGTGTCTGCGACAAAATCATACACATTTTTCTTTCCGTGTTTATCCGGATTAACAAGACGCACCTGAACGGCATTTAAGAACTCTAACATAGCCTGCGATATTTGAATGACAAAAACAATAGTTTGGTCTGTATTAAAAAACTTTAATTGGATGCAACTTTTTGGTACTTGCGCACCTTCTTAGGTCGGAGACGATTGCGGAAGCGATAATAATTCTTCAAGAGCGCATCTGAGGAGATAGACTTCAACTGATAGGTATGGATGAAATCGTAGATGACATCAAGGTTCCTACGCTGCCGTCCGAACTCCTCATTCTCCAGCAGAACACGGTGAAGCTCAAAATTAAACATTCGTCGTATCTGAGTCTCTATCTCTTTGGTAGCAGTCACGGAGAGGTAATTGTAATAGGCAGGGTCTTTCCAAGGGCTGCATACTGATCCTGCCTTTCGGAGTGGTAGATGAATGCGGAGATTGCCGTCTATAACATTGGGCTGGTTGATGCGCTTCTTGGTCATATGCTCCCACACACAGAAGTATAAGTCTGTGCTACATGGTATCTTGATGCCACCAGTGGTAGCATCCTTCCCATATTTTGCAGAGATGTATTCTGCGAGGTACTGTTCTATCCGAATAGACACCACACGTTTTTGAACCCATTTTTTTCTCTCCATACTCCTTTTTATTTTTTTATCTTCCTATCGTCCTACAATCCTACAAATTAAAATCCAATAATACAAAGATACTGATAATCAGTGTAATAATAAAATTATATCACTCTTTTATTTGTTTATATCACCCAAATATATCGTCCTACAAACCTACAAAAAGGGATATTTTGTAGGATGACGAAATCAAAACGGAGAAAAACGGTAAAAAACCTATTTCCTACATCGTCCTACAAACCTACAAAAATAATCAACCTAACCTACATACTAATAATAACACATAACTATTTGATTTATAAAGATATATATAATATTATAGGTTTGAAAATAATTTGATTTGTAGGATTGTAGGATTGTAGGAAGGTGTTTTTCTGAAAATTATTTTTCAAAACTCGTATTTTCCTTGCTTTTTTGAAATTTTAGGGGGTACGGGGGATTTTGCGCCGATTTCTGGAGGTGGAAGAATAAAATAAGCCGTGCCTATTCATCCGAACTAGCACGACTCGATTGAGGAAAATATTAGCCTATTTTTGGCTGGAAATAATATGGAATATCTTTGGTAATATCAGCTTTTTTTAGTACCTTTACATAGTTAAATTGGGGTATTATATACTTGTTTTGATATATATGTAATGCTCTTTTTTAGTATGTTAGAATGGTTTATCATTACTATTTGATGGAGGGAAAGGAAGGTCTTGTGTGGTTGTTGTATGTGTATTTGTCCGCACATTCTCTTCTTTCTTTACTTCAGGTTCAGGATCGGGCTCAAATGATCGCCTGAAATCAATATTATATAATTCTCTGAACTTGTCATAGTCAATGATAACAGCACTTGTAGATGTACTCTTTGGTTTCCTTATTTTTACCATAGAGTCTTGTTCTTTGCTCATTGGGACTTCAATAGTTTCCTCCCAGGTAAATCTACGAGAAGGTACTGTTCCGATATATGATGGGTGGCTGCGTAAGTTCTGCTCAATGGTAGACAGCGTGCTACCCTCACTATTATATCCGCTGCGGTCGAAGATACTGAATACCGAACTGAGACGGATGAACATGATGTTCGTGTCAGGATCGAACGTGAATGTATGCTGGTCGCCTCGTGAGTCCTTGCCAGTAACCTTCTTTGGCTGCTCGATAAGGAACTCACGACCCTCGATGACTTGCTTCGTGTCAATCATATTGTTGACGGCCGTGAAGAACATAGCCAGCTTATCAGTGCTGCGAATGAGGGAGAGTTGAAATCTGATTTTCTCTTGCGCTATCTTGAAGAACTCGGCATAAGTGAATGGCAGCTGAAGGTTAGAATACTGCTCTATCAACTTTACCGTGCCAAGAAATAGAGAAGCCGTTTTCATTAAACGGTCCATTTCTCCTGAATTGATAACATCTTGCTTCAGCTCATTGTACGCCTCTTGCTTGAGATGGCGGAAGTGGTCCATAAACATTGGGCGAAGTTCCAATATCTGAAGCAGCACATTTGATAGTCCCACCTTATTTGGGTCTTCAATAGTCTTCAATTCCTCAAAGATACGAACTTCCTCCTGTGTTCTGTTGCGAGGCTTGGGTACTTCGCACACAATAACACGGCTCATCAAAGCATTATCATCACGCTGTGGAGTTTCCTGTCCGCAGATAACAACGGGGGCAAACACTTTGTCGTTTTCTATTTCCCTTCCTGATGTACCCTTACGCTTCTGCTTTCCATCACCGTCATATACGATACCCTTCAATGCCTGAAACTTATTATCGCTGATGTCCTTGTTATTGTATTCGTCAAGTACGACTGGGACATCCTTAAACATACCCATAATGGTGGCCATGGCTGCGTCGGTACCTGTATTCAGGTTGAAGATAGGAATATTTGGGGAAATGAAGAGTGAGCGGATGGATATGGCAATCTGTGTTTTACCTGAAGACATCGGACCCATAAAGAAAGGAGCTGTGAACAATCGGTCGATGCAGTGGATGTTGCTTCGAAAGGCGCACATAATGGCGAAGATAAGTGCCCACTTTCCATTATCGTTGATTTTATAGACCTGGTTCATCAACGATGCCCACTTCTCGAAGGTTACCCTTTTCTCCACAGGAACTTCCTTATATACCAGTTGACTGATAAGCTCGTACTTATCCGATTGCTTTCCACTGCCGGCATATATTGTAGAGAATGCTGGCAAGTAGTAGTTGTTCTTGTTGTGTGTGACAACTCCCAGTTCATTGACTGGCTCAAACTGCCATTTCCCCTCTACGTTGTGGAATATACCGTTGGCGAAAGCGAAGAATTGTTCGTCTGCCTTACGGCTCATTCCTTCACTCTGCTGGTTACCGTATGTCTTAACTTCGGAACACATAACGAAGTGTCGACTCATATAGGTCTTTATAGCTTTCCATTGCCATTCCTCGCCATTAAAGTTCACGGCTTCGTAATTGATAAGCACTTCCTCTATCGATGACATCTTCAGCATTGCCTTGGAAGGTATCTCTATGTAGATGGGGGTGTCATAAAAGCGACGGTTGATACGAAGCACACGCTTGTTTTGCTCGAAATCATCAGAAAAGATGTGAAGCAGCGGAGTCATAAAGAAGTCGGCTACCTGTGTCATTCCATTACCGTTCTTGTTGCGGAACATATAGCATACAGGTTCGCTCTTTTTATTTAAACGGGGATAATAGCCACACTCTTTCCACATCTTTCGGTAGTCCTCATTCTCCATCACATAATCAGGAGGCTCGTTTACATCGAACTCCTCATCGTCAAGGTTATCCGCTTGCATACTCACCTTCATCGCAGCCTTACGCTTGGAAACGAAAGGCTTTCTCAGCTCGTCAAACTGTCCCTTGGTGAGCTTTAGATTTGAACAGTAGTGATTACGGTTTACCGTGATTACCGTATCCTCTGCATAAGATGTGAGTTCAATACATCGAGAGACAAGGGGGACTTTATCTCCTTGGAAGGTTTCTAAGAATCTGCCATGCAGCCCAATGTAGTAATCGACGAACGAGCCTGTGGAGTCATTGTAGGTCATCTGAATATTGATGCCTGAGCGAAACATCTCTGCAAGTGTACTTAGATAGTCGCTTTCCTCGCCGTCTGCATTAATGCTACAGCCTGTTTCTGATGATACAAAATAGCAATAAACACGGCGTAGCTCCTGAATATCATTGCTGGATGGACGACCAGCAACATAGACGATAGGTTCTTCACCATAACCGTCAAGAAACTCCTGCATAACCGAGGTTAGAATACCAGGACGGTCGCTTTCAAGATTCTCCTTTAGCGCATCAATACCAAAGATACCCGACTGCGTCTTGGTTTGAGGCAATACTTCCTTTACCTTGGCACGTAATACTCGGACCTTATCGTCAATGATGCCGATCTTGCTCTTGAAATCGACAGCAATAGACTTGATATACTCTAATCTTAGAGCAGCGTCCTGAACGCAAGCAACAAGCGAACATATCGTATTCAGGCAGTCGGCAATAACTGTCTCGTCCTTACAGCCGTGAGGTATCATCATTCTTTTGAGAGCCTTGGGGAAAGGTTCTGTCAGTTCTTTGAACTTATCTTGTGTTGCCTCTCCATTGGCTTTGGCAAATTCGTCGGGGTCGGTTCCTTTCGGGAGACGAATACATTTAACCTTTGCCCCAGCTTTCAATAGCAGCTCGCAATTCTTCAACGAAGCCTTGACTCCTGCTGCATCTGCGTCATAGACCATAACGATAGAGTCCGTGAAGCGAAGAAGTAGCTTTATCTGGTCATCTGTAAATGCCGTTCCACTTCCACCGATTACGTGCTCCACGCCAACCTTATGAAGGGACATAACATCGAACTGACCTTCTACAAGATAAGCGTAGCCTTTTTTGCCGATGGGCTTTCTTGCCTGGTAAAGACCAAAAATATACTTACCTTTTGTAAAGAGGGGTGTTTCTCCTGTGTTCACGTACTTACCAACACCCTCCCTTGGTGTAATGATACGTCCTGAAAAACCGATAATATGTCCCTGCATATCATAGAAAGGGAACATTACACGGTCTCTGAATCGGTCGTAGAACCTACCTTCAGTAGAACCGACAACATTGACTTCCTTTAATCGGTCGAGTGAATACCCAGCTGTGGTAAGCGTGTTCATTGCGACATTGCCTACAGGGGCATATCCTACACCGAAGTCGGACAATGCTTTGTCATCTAATTTGTACCCACGTTTATTCAAAAAACTCTCGGCTTGAGATAGATTTTTTTGGAAAAACTTGGCTGCTGCCTCGATAGCAATACGCTGTGCTTCCTTTTGCTTGTACTTAGCTTCCTCTTCAGGACTCATCTCTTTCTGTGGGAACTCCAGCCCCGCTAAGGTGGCGCACCAACGTAAGGCTTCGATGAAGCTCAAGTTAAGATGATGTTGGACGAACGAGATGACATCACCGCTCGCTCCGCAAACAAAACAATGGTAAGTCTGCCTTGAAGGGCTTACCACCATAGACGGTGTGTGATCATCATGGAATGGACAGACTCCCTTATAGTTCACACCAGCTTTATGCAAGTGAGTAAAGGACTCGACCACATTCACGATGTTCAAAGCCGATTTTACCTTTTCAATAAATAACTTATCTACCATATTATTTTTCCTCAAATAATTCTAACTGGCGTGATTCCAACGCTTCCTGAATGGTTATACCCAAGTACTCCGCCACTGCGGTGTATTCCTCTCCTGTGATTGATTTCCTTCCGTAGTACAAATCCCACCAACGGCGTTGCCCGATACCAGTTTCCTTATAAAAAGCCCTTGTAGGGGTAAATTCTTCGTGATGTCTGAACTTCAGCTTCAGCATCTCCATCAATAAATTGCGTTTAACCAATGACCCAGTAGTCATTCTCCTGCGCAGAACAAAAAGTCTGACGGACATCGGGCTGCGACCAAGACTGGCAGCCATATCCTCAAACGAGACCTTGCCAAGGTTCTGCTGAACATACTCAGCCTCTTGTGCAGTCCACCGCTTATTCTTTCCATTACTTTTCATGCTTCATTATACTATTGAATTCTCTTTCAAATTTCCAAATCCGTGCGCAATCCATTCTATTAACATAACCGAAGTTGCACCGAGAATAAGCCTGTAATGCTTTATGCAATAGAATTAATTCCGACTCACTTAATTCATTGATAGAGATAATTCCTCTTCTATCCCTGTCGATGTACATAATCTTTTAAGCGGTTGTAAATTAAATCGGTTACTTTTCTTCTCATTATCTTGCGCATTGTAGGGGAGAACTTAATGTCCTTCGGGAGCTTAATACAATACGAAATCGTCTTAATTCCATATTTACGCTTAATAGCCTTTCTTCTCTTTCGTATACTGGTCATTGTTAATCGAATTTAAGGTCATACAATTTATTTCGATTAAGAGGATACCCTTTTACGCTTTCCCATACACCATCCTCGTTGGGTGCGATATACGCTTCTTTTTCTATACTGGTAGTGAAAGCGCGACCGTGTTCATCCCATACGATTCCTTTGCTGCCTTGGTGTGCAATGACTTGCCGGACATCTGAATGTCTCAATTTCATCTCATCGATAACGATACCTACATTTAATGCAGCAATAGCTGTTTCAAAGTCTTTTGTCTTCATAAGTTTGTTGTTTTAGTTTCACATTCTTTTTTAAGGGAGTATTGAACATACTTTTTCAGTTTAAGGCAATACAACCCATTGATGCAGTTGCGATGGAACTCGCAGCTTTGACACTCACTATGCATTTGGCCACAGCTCCTTTTCGGGAATATTCAGATACTCTGAGATAACCTTTCTTTTCAAAGCATCAGGAACAAAGTCCCCTCGAAGCCATCTGTAGACCGTACTCTCATTCACACGACACAGTTTTGTTAAATCCATAATCACCTCATTCCTCTGATTTGGCAGCGATTTAATGTACTCTGTAAATTTCATTTCTAATCTTTTTAAATGTTTTCATTGCCACATCAATAATTTTAGTTATTTTCGTAGCGCAAAAATTCTTTCGTAGCGCAAAGTTGCAACTTTTATTTAATATAAACAAATAAATGGGTGATTATTTCTCCCATTTTTAATAATTGACAAAAAATGGCAGAAGGAACTATTACAGACAGAATCGTAAAGATTATGGAAAAAGAGGGGCATACGGTTAGTACGTTCGCTCGGAAGCTGGGAATATCCTGGACTTCCGCAAATAATATTGTATCAGGGCGAAATGCACCAAATTATGAAACGATAGTAAAGATAATCGAGAGTTTCGATAATATAGATGCTAACTGGCTGGTTATGGGACAGAAAGGAGCAAAAGGGACTGATGCAGAAAAGCTGTATTCTATTATATCCACCCAACAAAAAACCATTGAAAACCAGCAAAAAACGATTGACCGGCTTACGGCAAAACTTGTCGAAAACATACCTGAAGAGTCTGGTAAAAAAGTGGCAGATGCCGTATAA